ACAAAAGAAAACATTGCAAAGAATGCGATAGGAACGTCAGAGCTGAAAGAGCAGGGACAAGTCATATCTTGCACCTGATTCTCTCGATCGTAAGCGGTGGTTTATGGCTGCCGATTTGGTTTTGCTCATGCGTCAAATTCGGTGGCTGGGTATGTCCATCATGCGGAGGTAAGGTTTGAAAAATCAATTTTTGAAACTGACAAAGATTGGAGGCCAAAAAATCATAATCAACATGATTAGCGTAAATCTTATTTATGATGCAGAAGACTACACTGAAATTATTTTAACTATCGGAACTGAGAAGGTGAGCATTCTAGTGAATGAAGAACCAGATGAAATTTTAAATATGTTGATGGAATTAAAATGAAGCTGCTTCTTTTAGCTTCGTGGGCTCTTGCTGCATTTTGCTTTATCAGAGTCGTGAAAAATTATAGGAGATAATGCAAAATCAGAAAAGGTCATTGTCTAACGGCCATGGCCTTTTTTATTAAAGTGAATTGTGAAATTAAAGAAAATGCTGTTTTATTGTTTTTTAAGACTGTTTATGCATGTTATTGTTGTATAATCATCTTTTTACGACATTTCTAAACAATTCGAACAATGCCTTTTAAACGTGGAACTTCTGGAAATTCAAACGGAAGGCCTTCTAAGTCAAATACTTGGTCTGCTATGGTTGCCAAAGTTGGACGTCAAAAAGTTGATGATGATTTATGGCAAACAGGCAAGAAAATGTCAAGAAAGGAGTATGTTGTTAGGGCTATATTCAAGATGGCTGAAGAAGGAAACGTTAGAGCTGCACAAGCTCTGTGGGATCGTGAAGACGGAAAACCGATGCAACAAATTATTCAAGAGACAGATACTCATGTGCACGTCACAAGAGAAATCGTTGATGGAGAACTTGACGGAAAAGAATTAGAAGATCCAGAAGTTGATTGATCTTGGAATAAAATATTCAAGGAAGCAGCAGGAATACTTCTACCCCAAAAAGCCTGCAAGAATCAGGCTTATGCCGAAAGGGCGAAGAACTGGATTTACTTATGGGGCCAGCAATCACATTGTTGAGGAAAATCTAGAAGAGGAGCACCGTGGGCTCTGGGTTGATACTGTCCATGGTAACATCGACCGATACGTGGAACGTTACTTCATGCCTAAGCTTAGGAAGCTTCCGAACTCTTGGTATAACTGGAACAAGCAGGGCAAGGAGCTAAGGATATGTGATTCAATCTTTGACTTTAGAAGCCGTGACAATCCAGAAAACATTGAGGGATTTGGGTATGACCGTGTTTATATCAATGAAGCTGGCATCGTTCTAAAGGGAGAAAAGGGTCGTTACATCTACGAGCAAGCGATTGTACCAATGACTGCTGACTATGGGGATGATTGCATTCAGTTTATTGGAGGCACGCCTAAAGGTATATCGGACAAATCAGGAACAACTCACAAGTTCTTTGAGCTTTGTGAAAAGGCAAAAACGGAAGAGGACTATTTGCTTGTTCACATGGCCACATATGAGAATACATTTATTCCGAGGGCTGGCGTTGCGAATGTCAAACGCGACCTTCCACATGGACCCGCACGCGATCAGGAGTATTACGGAAAGTTCGTCCAAGGTACAGGAGACATCATCAAGAAAGAATGGTTGCCTTCAACTAACGACAGGATAGCTGGAAATAAATTACGGTTTTGGGATACAGCCATCAAAGACAAAGAGCACAACGACTTTTATGCTGGCGCACTTTGCACCTATGACAAAACTAATTTTCAAATTCAAGACATTGTTAGATTCAAAGAACTTTGGCCAAAAGCTAAGGAAATCATCATTTCGACGATTATTGCCGACGGGAAAGGCATTACTCAGTGGTTCGAAGATTCAAGTGCTTTTGGAACAGCAATTGAAGATCTACGTACCGATCCTAGAATGCATGGCTATTCGATTAAACAGCAAGCGCCAAAGGGAGAGAAATTTGTTCGAGCAATGCCGTGGGTTTCAAGAGCCTCATGTGGCAGAGTTTCGCTCCTATATGGCGCATGGAATAATACATTTATAAATGAGTGCATCTGTTTTACCAATGATGACTCTCATCCGCATGATGACCAAATCGATGCCGTATCTGGGGCATGGCAAGTGATGGGCAAAACGAAACTCCGAGTCAGATAAGATAGGAAAAAGCATGGGCCTCAGATCATTTTTTAAGTCGATGAAGTTTGGAGTGAAAGCCGCGCCAAAAAAGATCGTTGGACAAGTTCAAAACATTTTAGGGACTCTAACGTGGTCAGGACAAAGCGATGAGGCACTGATCAAAGAAGGGTATGAAAAATGCGTTGTTGCATTCAGAGCAATCGACGTTACAGCAAAAGCTCTTGCATCTATCCCGATTATCGTTAAAGTAAACAATGAAGTCAGGCCCGATCATCCCTTGAAAACGCTTCTTGACCAGCCTAATCCACTGGTAGGCGGGTCTGACTTTTTTGAATACCTTACGACTTGGCATAGAATGCTTGGGAATGCTTATGTCGAAATGGTTGGGCCTGATGGCAAACCGCCTAAAGAACTTTGGATATGGCCAGCAGATCAAATCAAGATTAGAACCAGCAAAGGCAAGCGCATTCCTGATGCATACGTCTACACTAACTCAGAATCTCCAGCAGTATGGCCAGTTGATGCAATCACTGGCGAAAGCCTAATGATGCAATGGAAAACTTTTAACCCAAGATCTAATTTTTACGGGATGTCGCCTTTGATGGCAGCCGCTTGGGAAGTCGACCAGCACAACAGCTCGAGCGAGTGGAACAAAAGAGAGCTGCAAAACGGTGGCGTTCCCTCAATGATTTTATATTCAGAGGAAACAGTTGACGATCAACAGTATGAGCAGATTCAGAGACGAATGTCCGACTTCCTAGGCTCTAAAGGCGCAAGAAAAACAATGGTTGTAGAAGGAGGCCAGAAGGTTGAAAACGTAGGATTTACTTCAGTTGAGATGGACTGGCTAGAAGGTCGTAAGATGGCAGCGCGTGAGGTTGCCTCAGTGTTTGGAGTTCCGGCTCAGGTCATACCGATACCAGGTGATCAAACTTATGCTAACTATGCTGAAGCTAGGCTTGCTCTTTACGAAGACACCGTTTTGCCTCTTTTTGATAGCCTTTTAGATGAGCTTAACCGATGGCTTGCACCGCGCTATCCAGACAAGCCAGTTATCACCTATGATCCTAAGACAATCCCTGCACTTGCGGAAAAGTGGTTTAAGCAGATGCTTGATGCCAATGGAGCAAAACAGCTATCCATAAATGAGAGGCGTGCCTTGTCAGGCTTCGCCCCAAAAGGAAACCCAGAAGATCCAGATGATCCGCACAACCAAATCTTGATAAGTTCCTCTGAGATTCCTATAGACATGGACTTCAATTTAGAGCCTTCTCCAAGTGAGGGGACATCTAAAGCCATAAATTCTGCCTTGAAAGACTATGGCCTTATTCAATCCAAGAAATAAAAGGGAACGGCAGAAGGAAGCCATTCTCCAAGAGCGCGCAAGGATGCGTTTAGAGAGAAGGCTTCGTCCTAAGTTGCTAAGAGAATTTAATAAAACAGCCAAAGAGGCTGCGAATGTTTACGAAGTTTCCCCAGGCGATTCTGGTTTAACCCGAGTCTTTTCCGAGCACGCTGTTAGACTAGCAGATCTTTTAAAGCCGACTTATCAAACAGCAATAGAATCAACAGCCAAGAGGGTGGTTTCTGAGATGCCTAAATCTTGGGGAGCACCTGCTGAGTTTAAAGATGTCGAGGGTGAAGTAGGCCGTCTTATAAGAGATTTTGTTAATACATTTGCACTAAACCAGTCAAAGACGATCGCAGCTACAAGCCGTGGGATAGTTCGTGAAGCAATAGTTGATGCATCAGTTGAAGGCGCAGGCGAGGCAGTAGTAGCAAAAGCGATCAGAAAAAGCCTAGGTGGATCAGTTGGAAGGTTTAGATCTTTGACTATCGCAAGGACAGAGACGCACACAGCAAGCCAGAAGGCTGGACTGTCAGTTGTAGACTCTTTGCAGACTCCTGAGCTAGTAAAAGTTTGGGTATCAGTTGAGGACGATGAGACAAGAATCAGTCACATTGAAGCTGATGGAGAAAAGGAAGACATGAATGCACCCTTTCAAATCGGTGGTTCGTCGTTACAATTTCCGGGTGACCCTAGCGGTGAGGCAGCTGAGGTCATAAACTGTAGATGCGTTTTAGTTTACGAGAATAAGTTTTAAGGTTGCCTCATGATTATCGACACACCGATTGATTTAGTAAGAATCTCTGAGCTTCCAGCTCTGCCAAGTGCAAGCCTGTTAGATTCTGCTTCCGTCGGTCCTTGGACGGTTCAGGGTGCTACATACAAAGTAAGCATTCCTCAGCTTTTCGCGTCTCCTGATGCTGGAGACTTCGAGACACAAGTAAATGTGAATATGCCAGCTGCCACAGATGCAGATGCACAGGCTTTTACAGTAAGAACGAGTCCAACAGCTTTAGCCGACGCGCCTTTTGTAGTCAGAGCCGATGGCAAGATCTCACTCAATGGTGGTGAGTTTGGAATGACAGGGCAAAACTCAGGTGCATTCTTGAGCATTGGGAACACAAGCACAGATGGTGGATATATCACACTAGATTGCCCATTGAATGATAGAACAGGCATTCAGTTTTATGAGAATGGATCAGAGAAAGTATCAATGTATCACAAGGGGTCTGGTGACACATTCAACATTGAAACAGCAGCAGGAGATGGATTGACAATGAATGCACAGGGTGGCTTAGTGATTGATCCAAGCACATCTGCGGCATTGGTCTTGGACAGGTCTTCAAATTCACTTTACAACAACCTTGAGATAAAAGCCAATGGCAGTGAAGATGACAGGTACTACATCAGATTTGCAAATATATCTGACACAGTAATAGGAGGCTTTCGGCATGATGATGTTCTTGAATGGAAGCAATCAGCGCTTCTTGGAAACACAGATCTTTTTGGTTCTGATGTTTATATTGCTTTCAACGAAGGTCTAACAGCAAACGAGACGGCACGGTTGCAATGGGAAAATTCATCAAGTTCACTTGTTTATTCTGGTCCATCCGCTCATCGATTTGATGATGGGCATATCCAAATAACAAGCACAGAGAACAGCACTGGGTCAGGATCAGGCTCAATCAGAACCGCTGGCGGTGCTTATATTGCTCAAGATCTTTGGATTGATGGGAATTTTACTGTCAACGGGACCTTCAGTCATCAGAATGTTGACACGTTTCATGTATCTGACCCATTGGTGAAATACGCAAACGGAAACATAGCAGATGCTGTTGACGTTGGTTGGTATGCTCAATATAATGACGGCACTACAAGGTATAATGGTGTATTCCGTGATGTAACGGATCAGCGATTCAAAGTATTCGACAACCTAGAAGTTGAGCCGACCACAACAGTTGATACTGGTGATGCTTCATTTAGATATGCTTCAATTGATTGCGGAGGCGTTGCGGTACTAGCCCAAACAACTCCAGATACTTCCGTTTCTGGATCTTATTTCTTCACTAACGCATCAGGTCATACTGTTATTCAAAACCGTGGCGGTCTAACTGCATTTTATGACGACAATACTCTTGCTTTATTAATAAATGGATCTGGATCTATCCAATATGTTCCAGCGACATTCAACTCAACGGCTACATTTCAAGGTCTAGCTACTTTCAATGGTGGAATTACAGCCCCAAGCACAGGCACAGACTCCGAGGCTTTCGGGTCTGGCGCTCTAGCAGGTAATAATAGCGTATCCGTTGGCAAAGGAGCTGTATCTCTTGTCGATGGTGTTGCTGTTGGCAAAGGCGCAATAAATTCTTTCGTTGGCGATGGTGGAGTAGTTATAGGCGAAGGAGCTACCAATTCAGCAGGCAACGGCATTGCGATTGGTAATGGGGCTTCATGTGGGCATCTAAATTCAATATCATTTGGCACAGACGCAACTACAAGTAACAATCAAGTTAAGTTTGGGAATCAAAGCAAAATACTCTTCGGAAATGCTTCATCAAATATAACTTGGAGCAATGGCCTAATAGTATCTGGCATAACAAATACAACTGGTCTTCTCACTGTCAATGGTGGTATTACTGCTCCTAGCACAGGCACAAGCTCAGAGGCTTATGGGTTAAATTCGTCAGCTGGTGATAGTGCAATCGCTGTGGGTGATAGTTCTGTAGCTGATTCCTTTAGCGTATCTCTTGGTAGTAGCTCTGGAAATACAACAGGCCAGTCATCTTGTAGTAGCTATGTTGCTGTCGGGTTTGATTCAAGAGTAACGACAAACGGCATATCAAGATCAATCGGAATAGGTAACAACATTGCGATAGCGCATTCAAACTCAATCAGCATTGGTGTTGATGCAGATACTATAGCGTCAAATGCATTAAGGTTTGGATCGGCTTCGTATCCAATCACTCGCGTAACTTTTGGAGCAGGGACAGAGGAAGTCACTATTGATAATCCTTTAGGAAGCACTACATTCTCAGGCACCGTAACAATAGGCGCGTTCACAATCCCAAACACTGACGGAACAGCAAACCAAGTTCTTAAAACTGATGGTGCAGGCGTTTTGACTTGGCAGGATGACAATGTACTTACTTATCCTTTAACGGCTCCTGATGGAACTTTTTCAGCACCATCATATTCTTTCGCAACAAGCACAGACACTGGAAATTATCTTGTAAGTGCTGGCGTACTAGGATTCTCTGCTGGTGGAGTGTTAGCAACAAGTATGAGATCAACGGTTGTTACTATTCCACTTTTAACTGGCTCAGCAGGCATTGGTGAGGGAGCTTTTGTTGTATATGGTGGAGCTAGTGTAGCAGAAAATATCTATGCTGGTGGAATTGTTGACGCTACAACTTTTAATGCTGAGACAACTTCAACAAGTTATACGAGTGATGAAGAAGCGGATTACACAAACTTACAAGCTAATATTAGTTGGACTCAGGGAGGGTTGTTTAATGACTTGGCACTTGGGACAAATTTTGCTCTAGCAAGCGCAGGAAGTTCAGCATTAGATTCTAACTGGCGAGGCTCAATATTTGCGGCATTTCAGATAGATGGAACAATAAATCAAGGGACCAACTTTGAATTTGTAAATACGGCTGATTATGGGGATGCATCCAGTAATTATTATCAATGTGACTTTGGGACATCTAGAACTATAAATTTAATTCGAATATGGAACTCATATACATTGGCTAGACGAGCTACACAGATACGTGTATATGTATCAAATGATGCTTTTTCTTCAAATGTTACAGACTTGGGTGTATTTGATGTTAGCGCTGTTGTTGGGACATACATCAACTACGATATTATTATTGGGGATCAAACGTGTAATTCATTCAGAATTTCAATAGTTGCTGACGATGGCGTGGATTACGGGTACACTAGATTCACATCTACAGAAATTGAAGCGTATGATGCCACAGCAGCAACCACAGGCAACACAGCAGACACGGAGATTTATTCTGGAGCCGCTGCGTCTTTCGCGCCAAGTACGTTAGTCGTAAAAGATCCAATGGGTGGCACGTTAGCTGATGGTGATGTAACAATTGATTACGCGATAAACGGAGGAGCATTTACTGGATCTCAGCTTAGTCTTAATGCATTCAAAGCATTGGCTGAGTTTTCTGGAGTCACTCAGTTAGAACTGAGAGTTCAGCCAGTCGTTTTTGTTGGGATAACAGAAGTAAGCATCTCTACACCAAGCTCGGTTGTTAATATATCTGACACAGGGAATATAGTAATACAGAATAATGCAGTTGATGTTTTCACTGTCAATGCTTCTGGTCAGGTTTACGCAGCTGGTGATTGTGAGATAGTTGGCGAGCTAACTATAGGAGATTACACACTTCCAAATACTGACGGAACAAGCGGACAAGTTCTGAAGACTGACGGTCTGGGGACTCTAACATGGCAGGACGATTCAGCATCATCTTTCCCACTGCTTGCGCCTGATGGCCTTGGCTCTGCACCATCATATTCATTCGCTAGTGATACTGATACTGGAATGTATTTAAGCAACACGGGCATCCTTGGTTTCACTGTTTCTAATACTCTTGTAATGAGCATTAGAAATAATGTTGTCACTTCAACAAAGCCTGTAAGCATATCAGCATCAAGCACTGTAAGCGCCCCAACTTTATATCTTGAGGGTGACGCGAACACAGGTCTTTATAGGCCGGCAGCCAGTGAGCTTGCTGTGACTGTATCAGGAACTCAGAGATGCCGATTTAGCTCAACTGGTGTCAATGTCACTGGGGCGCTATCTGCGACTGGAGTACTTAGCATAACAGGAGACAGTACAGATTACGGAGAAATTTATGTCCAAGGAAACAGTACTGGACAAACAACAAATGCAAGCGCTGGAACTTTCGACAAGGTAACTCAGTTTGATTCTAACGGAGTATCTAGGAACTGCACAAATACTGCTGCATCAGACCAGATAACAGTAGCTAATGCAGGGAAATACATCGCACACCTTGAGGCATCATTTAGCGGCACATTAAGCGCAGAGATTAAGCTAAGATTTGCTATCAATGGTACTACCGTAGCTAAGAGCGAGTCTGCAAGAAAACTTGGTACTGGTGGAGATGTAGGTAGCGCTTCTTGCCATTGTATACTTGACCTTTCTGCAAGTGATGTTGTTACTGTCTACGTTGCTAGCGATGGTTCAAGTGATAGTTTTGTTTTAGTAGATAGCAATTTAACTCTGATAAGAGTGTAAGGAGTAAAAGATGGAAAAGATAACAGGCCAATTATTCGGAGCACGTCTTGTTTGGGATCGTGGGAATAATTATTTTCAAGGAACCTCATGCAATTACATAGATGACCCTAATGACGATCAATTGCCAGTAATCATTTCAAATAAGGCAAATTTATCAATGAGCCTTTCTAAAGATGAAGATGTTGTCGACCAGACGATAACTCTCGATGATGGCAAGGTGTTATCAATGGCACAAGTCATTGAAGTCTGTGAGAAAATGAATGAGCTTTCAATCAATGTCATGCAAGCTCGAAAAGATGCTGAAGCGGCTGCACTAGCAGCAGCACAGGCAGGGATACAAGAAGAACCAGCAGAATGAGTTTAAATATGCAGAATAGCTCTCAGAGCAAATCTTTTGTTGAGAGGACTCATAGCGTGAGGATTGACACGCCTAAAAATGCTGACGCTTCAATTTCGATAGGCAGAGAGCTTATTGAAACCATTGATGGAGATAAGTCAAAGTCTTATAGAGCTGTGGGAGTAAAAGAAGCGCCTGATTTTAAGCCTTTGCTTAAACTATCTGGATCTCAGCTTCTAAGTATAAGCAGTTTTGATTGGGTTGCTTCTGACGGGTCAAAGAGAACGGCAAACGGTCAAGATTTATACAACATTGTAAAATGTTTTTGTGATCACATCTCACTACAGCAAAAGTTGTAGCAACAAATGTTGCACTTGAAAAAAAAGATAGAGAATGAAACCTTCTGAGGCTTTTAATTTAGGTTTATTATGAAGGTATTCAAGAACCCACAGTTTAAAACAACTCGCGGTGTAAACATCGTGGTTGAAGGTGGCGCACCTATGAACCCACTATTCATCATAGAGAGCGCACTAGGCAACGTCAGGGCAACGAAAGAGCTAGGTGGTATCAGCTTTGCTCGAACAGTAAAGGCTTTAGGAATTAAATTGTGCCAGCTCAAACAAGACGCGAAAGAAATCATAGTTGAAGATGATGAACTTAAAGCAATTAAAAGCTCACTAGAGCAAACAATAGGTTCTTTTGCAGCACAATTTGAGGCAGCTTGCTTTGATGTTGTAGACGCAGCGGAAGACTTCAAAGAGCCTGCACCTAAGAAAAAGGCTGCCAGCACAAGGAAATAAGCATGGAAACGAAGCGCGTAACCGTACATTTTGACAAGAAAGCCTTAAATGAGGCTGGAGAGTTCGAGGGCTACGGTTCAACCTTCGGAAATGTTGACTTTGGCGATGATATGGTCATGGCTGGAGCATTCGAAGACGATCTTAAGACATGGAAATCTAAAGGTCAATTGCCGATGATGCCATGGTATCACGACATGAGATCTCCTGTTGGAGATTGGATTGAAATGTCTGAAGATTCAAAGGGCCTGTTCGTAAAGGGCTCCCTCTGGGTCAGTGGAAACAAAAGAATAGAGGCCGCTGTGGCAGTACATAATCTTTTCACTGGCACAGGCCCAAAGGGGCTGTCAATCGGTTTTATGATTCCAGAGGATGGATTTGAATGGATTGAACAAGACAACAAACTTATTCGCGCACTAAAGCGCATTCAATTAATGGAAATATCACCTGTGCCTTTTGGAATGAATCCAGAGGCAATTGTTACAGGAGCGAAATCCTTACTTCGTGATGAAGAAGGTAACCTCCGTGACAAAAGAGCCTTTGAGAAACTCCTGTGTGATTCAGGGCTTTCAAAAAAGGAAGCGATGACTTTTATCTCCAAAGGCTTCAATGCCATTCAGCGTGATGCTGAAAAAGATAAAGACATTGCCGACGCTGAAGAAGCACTTTCTCTTTTACTCAATGTTATTAAAGGTTAATCATGTTACCAGAACTTAAAGACAAATTCGAAGAAATTGGCAAGACTGTCAAGGCTCTTCGTGACGAACACGCTGAAGCTATCAAGAAATTTGAAAGCGACATCGAAGCTAAATTCGACGCCTCTACAAAAGAGAAATTCGAAAAGCTAAACAATCACATAGACAAGTTAGAAAAACAAGCCGACAAGCTTGAAACAGCAATGAAACGCACTCCAATGAGTGAAGGCGAAAAAAGCGAAGTATTAGTAGCTGAAAGCAAAGCTTACTGGAATGCTCTAGCTAACTTCGCAATGACAAAAGATTCATCAGCTGTACGAAAGTTCTTAGCTGAGAAGAAAGAGCTTGTTGTTGACACAGACTCACAAGGTGGTTTCCTTGTTGAAGCTGATCGCTCTGGCCGTGTTGTTCAGCAGATTTTTGAAACATCACCACTGCGTCAGGTATGTGAAGTTGTAACACTTACTAAGGGTGATGCAATGGAAGGATCATATGACGACGACGAAGCAGCAGGAGCATGGGCTGGCGAAAGAACTGCACGCGCTGAAACAGACACTGCTGATCTTGGCATGTATCGCAATGTTGCTCATGAGCTTTATGCAATGCCTAAACTATCTCAAAAAATCATTGAAGATAGCGGAATCGATATTGGCGCATGGCATGAGAAGAAGGTTGCAGACATCTTTCGTAGAAAAGAAAACTTGGCATTCGTTAGTGGTACTGGTGTTAATCAACCACGTGGTTTTCTAACTTACGAAGCATCCTCTGATGCAGATGTTTATACTCGTGGAAAAATTGGACAAGTTGAAACAGGTACAGCGTCTGTGATTGGATTTGATGACCTCATCAAATTGCAAACCAGCTTGAAAGATGGTTACAATGGCTCATTTGCAATGGACCGTACGACTGTTCGTGCTATCCGTTTGCTTAAGGACACAACTAACCAGTATCTATGGCAACCAAGCCTTCAAGCAGGACAGCCAGCAACTTTGCTAGGCGACCCACTGCTTCAATTCAATGACATGCCTGCTATCGCAGATGGCGCACTTCCTGTCGCTTATGCAGATTGGAAGATGGCTTATCAGATCGTTGACCGTCTAGGAATTTCTGTTCTTCAAGATCCATTCACTACTCGTCCTTTCGTAATGTTTTACACACGTAAGCGCGTAGGTGGTCAGGTCGTTGGATTTGATGCAATCAAACTCCTAAAAATCAAAGCAGCCTAATCAATCCTGATTAGATTCATACTCAAACCAAAGGAAAACCATGACCCGCGATTTATACAACTTAATTAAAACCGTTGCTTCTGTAGTACCAGTTGCTCCAGGTGTAACAACCGTTACTGGATCAGCAATCGACACAAGAGACTATGACTCTGGAGTCGTTGTTCTTTCTGCCGACGGAGACGTAGTAGGCACTTGGTCTTTAACCGAATGTGACACTTCTGATGGAACATACACCGCTGTTGCAGCTGGAGAAATCCACGGAACACAGGGACAAGCTATTGCTGATGGCAGCAAGCTTGGCTATGTTGGCAGCAAGCGTTATATCAAGCCTGTGCTTGTAGTTGGAACTGATGGTGTAGTTGGTGCTCTCGGCATTCTTAGCCGTGGCAAAGTACAACAGCCTGTAGTCTAATGAACCACCGCACCTCTTTTATGAGGTGTTTGCAGGAGCGTCATAATTGGCGCTCCTGCTTTTTTTTTAATTTCAAAAGGTAAACAGCCATGAAGATCAAAGCATTAAAAACACTTAAATTCAATCCAACTGGCTTTGGAAAAACTATCACTATTGAAGCTGGCGAAGAAGGAGAGTGTCCTGATCATCTAGCAGCTGGATACATTAAGGCAAAGGCTGCATCTGAAATGAATGCAGAACCTGCAAAACCAAAAAAACAAACAAAGCCAGATGATGGTGCAAAAGGCAAGGCAAAAGAATCAAAGCCTCTTGAAGGATTTGAAACGAAATAATGCTTCGTGATATGCCATATGGTTCCTCTTGGAGCATTGTCACTCCTCCAGATGAGTATCCAATAACATTAGCACAGCTTAAGTCTCAGCTAAGGATACCGTCTGCATCTACTACAGAGGATGACTATCTAAACATGTTGATACCTGCTGCCACTGATATTGTTCAGCGATACCTTGGACGGCTACTTATCAACACAGGCTTAGAGGCTTATATTGATTTATGCGACAAGGGAACCAATGATGGCTGGTGGGACGGGACAAGAGTAGGAGCTATGTCTAGCTTTTCAGCTTTAAGAGAGTTTGAGCTTCCATGGTTACCACTTCAAAGCGTTTCTGAAATTTCTACATTTGATGATTCAAACACGGAAACGACCTATGATTCAGATAACTACATAATAGATGACAAAACTAATGATCTTTGGGGTCGAGTCATACTTAATAGAGACTCAATATGGCCTTCAAATCTTAGATCAAGACTATCTATTCGAGTTCAATATATCGTTGGATATGGAGCATCAGCCGATGATGTGCCGTCTTCAATTATTCAAGGTATCTTAAATGTTGCCGCATTCATGTATTCAAACCGTGGCGATTGTGTCGAGCCTAGCAAATGCGTTTCAGCATCAGGCGCTATGGGCTTTCTAAAGCAGTATAGAGTCAGAAGGTTTGGATAATGGCCTCCTGTCCTAAGATTTGCACAGGTGATTTAAAGCATCCAGTTGAAGTGCAGCGGAATACTCCTGTTGATGATGAGGCAGGCGGGTATGATGAATCTTGGGCAACTATAGAAACAATATATTGCAAGATTAAACAAAAGTCAGGCAATGAAGCATTTCAGCAGCAAAACATAAGAGCAATTTCAACACACTCATTCTGGACTAGATACGGTTCGTCTGTAGTTGAAGAAGACAGGCTTCTTTATAGAGGCGACTTCTACAACGTAAGGAATGTAGAGAACATCGATGAGCGAGACATGTGGCTTAAGATCGATGCAGAGAAAGGCGTTGTTGATGCAGGACAGCCTTCATGACTGTTACAGCATCAGCAGATATGTCTAACTTTAACCAGAAGCTTGGTAAGTTAGCTAAGTCAGGATCAATAGCACTGATTAAAGCACTTAATAAGTCAGCTATAATGGTTCAAGGTGATGCAATTAAGCTACTTCAGAAAGGTTCTAGGAGTGGTGAAACCTACAAGTCACACGGTAGACAGCATGTTGCATCAGCAGCAGGCGAACCACCAAAAACAGACACAGGAAATCTAGCATCAAATATAAATGTAGATCATGCTCAAAAGTCAGGCGGTTCTATTGTGGCAAAGGTTGTCTCTAATGCTGCATATTCAAATTACTTGGAAAACGGCACACGGTTTATAGAGCCACGTCCTTTCTTGGCTCCTGCTTTAGAGAAAAATAAAGAAAAGATACAAGAGCTAATAGTTCAGACTGTTAGGGATGCTTTCAAAAGCGGTGCATGAGCTGTAACGATTTACAAGCACTCGGCACTGAAGACCAAGATCTGATTGCAACGGAGGAAGGCGAAGGATTAGGCATTGATGTCGTATATCCAAGCACAGCAAACATTTTAAAATCAGTCATCTCTAGGTTAGAACTTGATGCTGATCTTGTTGCCATAACTGGCGGCAGAATTAAAAACGATCTACCGAATAATAGTCCTCTGCCTTATGTTAGAGTTCGTCTTGGTGCTGGTGGTGAATGGGATACGAAAAGCTCAAATGGGCTTGACCATGAGATAGTGTGCGATGTTTGGTCATCTAAAAGAGGTGATCTCCAGGTACATGAAATACAGGACATGATTTACCGTGACTTACACGATAGGCCATTGGGCGGCTTAGTAGCTCAGAGTTTAGTTTTGATGATG